CAGTAGCTTTCTGTCAGTGATGGCCTCCACTATATTAGGCCTAGCTGTTACCTCAGAGTTGGTAAGGGCAGTAGAGTAGAACTGGGGCTCAGTCTTACCGTCAGCCAGGTCTACAAGGAATGTGTTGAAATCCTTATCCTTCTGTTCCACTGAGCCTAGTCCGTCTACGGACACAATAGCCCAACAGAGGGTAGGTACTTCTCCCCATACCTGCTTACCATTGGCGTCCACTACTTCCTGTCCGCCCTCATCCCTCATAATGCCACGTAGAGGTATCTCTACCATCTTCCACTGCTGCTTTTTGCCTACAAGCAGGTCAATATCAGGGTTGGTCGGAGAGAGTTTCCGTAGGGAGCCTGATAGAGCATCCCACTTAGTACCACCTCTTGAGGCCTTAGGTGGCTTATATCCTATCCGTATAACTGCGATAGGGAAAGGGTAAGGCTCAACTGCGTCAAGGACCTCTAACTCCTTGAAGTTAAAGTTAATGGTAGTGTAGTTGCTACCATCATTACCCTGGCGCTCCTCAGCCTTGTACTCTTCCAGGATACCTATGAACTCCCTAAGTGGAGTGTCACCTCCAGTCGGTCGGTCCATACTAGGCTTGAATGTTTCTTGTACCAATTCTATCTCCTTCTAACTACCGTACACTGCATCTTGGCAATCCTGGCACCAGCCAGAAATGCGATACTCGTCACTGCTACGGTCATCTCTAAACTCGGTGGCGGGCTTATCACAGCCTATAGGTGGGTCTACACACTTGTCAGCCTCAATAGCTGTAGTCCTATCACTGAATCCTTCAAGGAGACTCTCTATACCTGGTGGCTTAGGTGTGGGTGTTGCCATATTATCTCCTACTTAACATGGATGCGTTTCTCTCCCTCGCGGCTACGTCCCACTCATGGCATACCTCCTTCTCCGCTTCGCTTTGTGGCAAGTACGACATCGCCGTTGTGGATAACCTTCACTTGAGGCATACTCATACATATTCTCAGTGGTGAGTTCGTGGCCCTCGTCGCAGTGTGTTGGAGGAGCATAGTGCAGTAGGCCCTTGCTTCTAAACATGTTCTCTTTGTGAGTCACTGGTTCTAGGTGTTCATAGTTTACACATAGCCTAATGTTGCAAATGTGGTGTAGCATCTTTCCGTCAGGTATGGGGCCTACGAAAAGTTCGTACGATACCCTATGTGCTCGCTTAGAACGCCCCTCACACGGATGTATCCGTAGCCGTGTGCTCCCTACTTCAACCAAATCTAGCACCCTCCCTCAATGACAAGGACACTATCCATGAATCTCTCTTTTAATGGTCTAACCTTGTACGGTCCTCTACTTAACATGTATGAGTTTTTCTCCCTCGTGAAAAAGCAAATCATCACGGTTAAAGACAACCTCCTTTGGCTCAATCAAATCCTCAGCATGGCGTATAATGTCGAAATTAAGCGTCAAACCGATCTCCTTACCCTTCTCGCCTGTCTTGGTTACCCTACAAACGGTGTCAGCCCAGTAGGAGAATACTGCTGCACCCAGCATATCGTCCGAGCCTAGGTCAAATGCGTTCTCCTCACTAATGGCTGACTTCCTAGCATGGTGGGCGAATACAATGGATACCTCATACTCGCTCAACATCATATCTATCTGGTCACACACCTCGCGGACATGGTTAGGATCGAGGATGTTACCAGATATGGTCTTGTAGATAGGGTCAACCATAACCACAGCGGGCTCTAGCTTTTCAACGTGCATCTTGAGGGTGCCAATACCTTCTGGTCTATCCAGCTTGAGGAACGGCTCTGTCCATACATATAGGTTCTGCCTTACCCTTTGTACTAGGTCTCTTACATCTACCGCATCCCAGGCCATCTCCATTTTGGTTAGTCTTTTATGCAGGAGTGGATGGGGTATTTCAAGTTGGAGATATATGACCTTGTTGCCTTGCTTGGGAGTATCAAATCCCATCCAGGGTTGACCTGCTGCGATAGCCCTAGCTAAGCCTAATAGAGTCATGGACTTGAGAGCCTTGTACCTCCCATAGATAATCATTTTAGTACGGGCGTAGAGGACTCCACCACCAATGATAGCCTCAGGGTAATTCGGTTTCCACTTGAGGAACTCATCAAGGCGTTGTGGCTCGGCCAAGTAGCCGCCTCACTCTCTGGTACTGCTTGTCATACTCTCGTTGACAAGTAATGCACCTACGAGCACCATCAGACCTAACCCTCAGGTTAGAACCACTGTATGGGTGCCCATAGGGGCAGTGCGTCTTACGCCTGTGCTGGTGGTCACCTCTTCTAATGTTCTCTCCGTTTGTCACAGGCTCAATATGAGAGACATCCACACATGCCCGATTACGGCAGAGATGGTCAGACACCAGCCCTGGTGGAAGCGGGCCTACTAATCTGTCATAAGCAAACTTATGTGCTAGTCCTTCCTTGTATCTTCCGTATCCCTTAGGCTGTTTGTACGCAGTCCATTCCCAACAAGGTCCAAGGTCGGGCCTATGTACAGGAATGGAACCAAGCCGTACCTTCTCCCAAAAGCTGTGTGGCAATCTGGAGTCACCAAGAGAAGGTACTACAATCATATCCTCAATCCTAGTCTCAATCTCCATTTTGATACCGTTGATTCCTTCACACCCAACAACAATGCTACCTCCTTGAGACTACCCTCTGATAGCAAGTCCTCAATCTGTAACCCTAGCCTGGCCTCTATTAGCCTCATTGCTAAGGTCTTATTAGGGTCATCTGGCTCCTCAGGCATAGGCTCAAGGTGGCCTTGTCCAGTCCTTACTAGCCCGTGCTTCTTAAGGACTTGCCTTCTAACTCGCTCCTTAAAGTGTACTCCACTCATAGGCTATTCCTCCCCTGGGGCGAGGGCAGCACGGGCAATCCGCAAGAGGACCGCGATTAGCTGGTAGCACTCCTCCAGAACATCACCCCTACCCTCCTTTCCGATAAGCCCACCTAATAGCGCAGCCGACAGTTCGCCCATCTCTTCCTGCGCCTTGAGCGCCCAGATAAAGATTGCCTCATCTCCAAAGTCTATTTCCGGCATCGGCTTCTTCCATCTGATGTCCTGCCGTTGAGCAGCCTCCAGAATGGGTGCCCACTCCCTCAGCCTCTCCTCCTGTGCCGGCAGCGCCGCAGCAGCCGGAGAGGCGCCGGCAATAAGGAGGCGGTCAATGGCCAGTTGGACTTTCTTCGCTGGCCAATCAGGGCCGAACCCCAAACTCAGGGTTCCGTGTGTGACCTCTTCCGTGAGTATCAATGAAAACTGTCGTAGTTTCTCAATCAGCGCCGCCTCCCGCGCTGCTGCGCCCGTCTGGGCCGGTTCGGGCTGGGCGAGGAAGGCGCGGGCCTCATGCCACCATGTATCGTCGTCGTAGCGACCCTTCACCGCCCGCTCCAGCAGACTCCGCGCCTTATCGCTCATCGCTGCACCCCTGAGCCAAGGCATTTCGGGCACTCAGACGTTATCCTTGGCGCTCCATCCGCCTCGTTAGTGATGCGCCCCTCTCCACCGCACTTCTCGCATGGCTCCGGTGCCTCCCCGCGCCGCTCAGCCAGCGCCTTGTAGTTCTGGGCGTGTTGCCGGTGCTCCTCTCGTTCTGTCTCTAGCTCCTCTACCAGTGCCTCAGCGCACCGCAACTGCTCCTCTACGGCCTCCTTCTCTCGTAAAACTTCATTCACGCTCGACCGTCTAACTTCCTCGGCCTCCTCCACACGAGCCTGGAGGCGGGCGTTCTCAATCTCAGCGCGTCTCGCCCTGGCAAACGAGGTTTCAGACTCACTCTTATAGCCGTCGCCTCGCTGCTGTAGGCGGGTGTTCTCGACCTCAAGGTTGGCAATACCCACTTTTTCCTGCCTTGGTGGGACATCGGGATTCTCCTTGTCAGCGTATTCTTGCTCAGCCATCGTTCACCTCCTTGGCCAGCTTCACCTCCGCCGCTATCCACCTGTTCTCATATTCCTCGCTCACTTTCTGCTCCTTCTCCAGCTCCTCTACACGAGCCTATAGGCGGGCGTAGCAGGTACACCCGTCAATGTGTATGCACCCTCCGTCAGTCGTCATTATTCCCCTCCTGGGACAGTATGCGGGCGAGCAGGCTGTTCTTGTTGTGAGCAATACACATCCCTGCTCATCCTCTGTTGCCGGTGCACATGTCCGTTTCGATTCGTTTCAGCTTCCCCTGCGCCTCGGCCAACTGACGCTCAAGATCATCAATACGGTCATGGTGGCTTTGCCATCCATCACTATCGGGAGCGGGCAAGCTGCAAATCATACACCGCTTATTCATTTGTTCCCCTCATTGGACAGAAAGCGGTCAACATCTCGCCAAACATCTCCCACCGCATTAGTTTTCCCGCTCTCGTAACTCAGTAAGCCAGCGGCCTGAAAACGCCGTAGTAACCCCTGCACCTCCTCCAGTGCCTCCTCAAACGCCTCAATTGCCGCCTCTAAGATAGTGACGTGCTGATCCGCCTTCTCCACCCGCTCCTGTAGATGGGCATTCTCGGCCTGACACCGTTGCCAGCCTTCCGTCGCCTCTTGGTATGTAGGCTCTGGAAACTCAGTTGGGTCGTGGTGTGGCATTGTTTCCCTCCTTAGATATGAAGTAGCTAGAACAGCACGTTTTACTGCCACTGACAGACCTGCCAGGCTCCTGTGTATGTTCCTCCATTTGATAACTCCCAGGCTGCTAGGGTGTTGTTGTAGGGGTCAAGCAACCAGTTAAATCCGTACCCGTGGCCAGTCCACACTTGGAACAACCCAATATATCGTCCACTATAACCAATTGAGGACGGTCGCAAGGAAGACTCACAGGTAGCGAGCCTAATCCAATAGGCACATCCCTGAGGCCAATTGAAGGAGCAAATGATACCTTCGATGGAATCGGGGTTTGCAGGCTCAATGTACGGTAAGTTAGTGACCTCGGGTAGAGAGGCAAGTCTCTCATCCACTTCGGGCGTAGGCGTCGGCGTAACCAGTCTAGCATCTAACGCCTCCTGCCGCTGAACGGCCCCCACTCTGTCCACCGAAGCATAATGAGCCCACCCATCATCCAGCCTATTGTCCACCCAACCATCAATGAAGTTGCGTCCATTATTACCTCCAATCACCAGCCCTATGGCCAGTCCTGCTACTAGACACGGTATAACCAAATACTGTCTTACAATACTGTGGTTGCACCTCCATCAGATAAGGGTACTTTCCTTCTTACGATGGAACAAGGTAACAATACTATTAGGTGTAGTACACTCACATCCTAGATACCAGATACGCTTACCAGTCCTGCCATCCTGTCCCTGCTTGGCAACTTTAGGCGTGTTGCAGTCCGGGCAGTGTAGGTAGGAGCCTAACACAGATGCGTGGTTGTGGTCTATGAAGGCCATCACACACACTCACCTATGGTATGAGTTGTCTGCCCGCAGTTAGGACACTCTAGCTCAGGCTCCACTACAGGGAGGCCATAGTGCCTCAATATTTGTTTGGGTATGGTAGGCTTTGGGCCAAACTCCAATCCACAGGATGCTAGGAATCGCTCACGGTCAAAGCCACCCGCTATAACGTGTCCCCCACTGCCGGTATTGCATGGATGTTGGCTTCCTATAGTTGCACCGCAGTGACAGGCTGGAGGGTTGTCGGAGGCGAAGAGGTCAGCGAAGTCAAGGGCTACTCGCCCGATCATCTGAGGGGTCAACTCTAGGCGAAAGATGATCTTGGCCACGTCCTCGTAATGCTGCTTGCTGTAACGGTTACTCATGCTATACCCACCCCACACCGCTGTATCCTTCTGGCTATATGAATGGCTTTCCTAACCTCAGACATAGCATACGCCTCATTCTTACTACGAGGAGTTAGTTCTCCTAGTGCTCTGGCTAGTAGATTAGATAGGTTCTCGTCATCTAGGCCCTCGAAAGGCTCCTTGGCGTGTTCGTCACAACGAGGACAGCCATCGGCTAGCCCCTTTTCACGTATACTAGCAGGATGATTATGAGTGGTCATTATAGTTATCTCCTTTTGCTACAAATCCGTTTATCTTGTCCTTGAGATGTAGGAACCAGCAGCCTAACCATATACGAATCATGGCACATCCTTTCTTGTGGTTATGGGAGGGGGCTACCGCTTAGTCAGACCGTACGGGGGTGCGTTAAATCTGGACCCCCATGGTACTACTGACTACCTTTCTCGCCTTTGTCTGAGAACTCCCACTGATCTAGTTCCTTACAGCTTATCCACCACTCAGCCATATCTGGCTCGAAGCGTTCCTGTTTACTTACTTCTTTCAACTCAGCATGGTAACCTAGTCTCAAGAGTAGGCTCAGGGACATTTTAGTACTAGCCTTGCTAGTATAATCGAACCCTACTAGGTGGTTAGCTATATGCTTACGCTCCTCAGGTGTCAACTCGAAGTCAGGCATCACAGTCTCCTTATGAGAATACTAACCCTGGCTCCTCTGTAGGGGTATAGCACCATTGAACGTCACCTCCAATCTAGCCTCTACTGGTTCTACTTATGGTCTGTCCAGTAGACCTCACAAACCAATAGGCATTGGCTAATCTCCTTGTGGCAGAGGTTTAGCTTGCCTTCACTGTTCACGTGGAAGTGTCCTATTAGCATCCGTGTCACCTCCTTTCAACTGTTCGGCTCAGCGCCGCCACCGAGGGCGCCTTAGGTAGGAGATATTAGCCTCCACTTACAATTACCTACTCGGTGGTGGCGCTCAACCGACCAGCCTATAGTCCTTCCCACCAGTGTTTCCAGCACATACCATCAGTCTTAGGCCATCGGCCTGCCAGGTCGGGACAGTCATAGACTCGGCAGGTATGTCGGCGTCTCCGTTGCAGAGGGCCTGGCCGCCATGCCGTTGAGTCGAGGATTGCTTTCAAGATCGCTTGCTCATTCATACAGTCATTGTACCGCAGGCCACTGGGCGTTGTCAAGTGTTTGTTGACTGATTATGGCAAGAACTGTTGTTCTATTCTGTTCTACGCATCTGTATACCTTCATAAACAATAACATCCTCTTATCCAGTTGCTAACCTACTTAATCAGTTTATCCTTACTAGGAATTACATCAAGTTGACATAATTCCTCGGCCAAAATAATATCAAAATAGAGGCCAAATCGCCGGCCAAACCACTTGACAACAGCACTGAACCGAGGTAATATGATTGTGGTAGTGAGCATCACCATTCAATCTGATGCACTTAGGAGGTGTATAGAAATGGCAGATCAAGAGACTACAACTAAAGAGCAGCCGACTCCCCCGACTGTAGCAGAGTTGGAGGGCAAAGTCCAGCGTCTCAAGACCCAAACCAACGATGACACCCGGGCAATCGAGGCTGCCACCAAAGCGCTAGCTGCTGCTGGCAAGTCTGGTAGCATCGAGGCGATGGTGGAAGCGTCAAGCGCGCGTGAGACGGCTGTCAAGAGTGCTGGGAAGACGATCAGTCAGTTGAAAACAGCCACTGGTGCTGTAGCCTCGACAAAGCGGGCTGCTAACGCTGGCAAGATTGCTGACATCCACACCCAGATGGCTCAGGACCGGAACATCAACACATTCATGGAGGCACTGGAAGCGTTGGAGTGCAAGTGGATAAAAATTGAGCGTAGCGAGGAAACTGGCAAGCTCACCATCCAGAGCCCAGAGACTACGCCCAAGCGGGCATCCGGCGGAGGTGGTAATAGTCGTGGCCAGTCAGTCACAGTGGGTGGGAAAGAGTTTGCTAGCGCCAACGCTGCGTTGAAGGAGCACTTCCCGGACAGTGGCCCGCTCAGTCGTAAGTCCATCCTCTCCAAACTGGTCAACGCTGGCCACAAAGTCAGTTAAGTATCGGAACCCTCATGCTAACCGCTCACTACTGCATGAGGGTTTTCTCATGGTCACTAACATTGTGAAGGATTTCACGAGGTATGATTGGTCGGGTACTCAGTCCTTACTAGCAGCCTAACACCCGAATCCTCATGCTAGCAACAGCCTATAGCTATGCCTTCGCCGCTAGTCCTAGAATGGGGAAATAGACTCACCTGGAGATTTTTATAATTTTCAGGTATTGAGGCACCGCATCATAGTAAGGACCTTCCGGCCATCAATGGTGATTAGGACTTTAGTACGATGGTATATCCGCAGCATCTCAACAGGCTTACCTATATAAGGAGACAACTTGCCCCATCTATCGCCCCTATAATATATGGTATTTTTATAAGTTTCCAACCTTGGCATCCTCTAAGGCCAACTCAAGGTTTCGAGCATTAGCCTTTTGGTAATCCACCCAGTCGTAGTTACTACAGCCTTTGAACTGCCTCTCCATAACACAGAACTGGCAGCGACCCACTGGTTCTGCTCCTATACCTGGTATCATCCAATGGTGGACCTTAGTAGGGGACTGAGGGCAGTTAGCCTGCTCTAACCTATCATTCAAGGAGGGTAGCATGAGCCGTCTGACATACTACAGGTGCTCTCCCTATTCATCCATTCCACACCCAGTATAACGTCGAGGAGTCCCGTTGACCATAGAAATAGGCCAAACACGACAACTACTACCAGTGTACCCACTATTAGTCTCGGTATACCTCGTAGTCCGTTTATGTAATTCATAGTATTCTCCTAAACCACAGTATGTGATTTATCCCTTATACAAGTGCTATCTACATCCAGCATAAAGCCACAATAGTTGCAGTTAGTAGCCTTTGCAACCTGCGTGTTTTCCTTAGTCCTCTGGTGTCCACACCTACCACATTTGCCTTCGTTGTCCACTAAGTACCCACAGTTGGGGCACTTACCATCTCCTCTGGCACACCACTCATCATACTTGTGGTGACACTGCAAGCAAAAGGCGTCCATTTCAGCCTTGCCTCCGCAGCACCTACAGTATGTAGTATCTTCCGTGGGAGCAAAGTCGTCTTCGTTGCCTCGTTCAGGCAGGGGTGTGTAGTATGGAGCCATTAACAGCCTCCTCAGCTTTGTTAATTTTTCCTTGTACCTTGGACAGCATTATGTTCCTGTACATATTCTTTTTAAGCGGTGGAGTCACGGGCACCTTAAGTTGGCCTTGAAGTTGCAAAAGCCTGCCTGCCAATACTGCTATCCTTGCACTATTGTTCGTAGCATCAATCTGCCTGATGATTTCAGCCCTTTTACGAACCAGTCGATGTCTAATCAACTTCTCCTCTGGGTTCATTGATGGCAGTGGTGGCCTACCCCCCTTATGTTCTCGCCTGGCCTCGGTGCGCTGGAGGTAAACAAATGCCAACCACTCGGCTAGGCAATCCTTCAGATGCAGTCTCCTATACTTCAGGCCAGCCTTCTTGGTCCATGCTTGGCCCTGGGCTGCTTTCATCTTAAACATCGCTTCTTGGGCTTTTCCATACCTAACTATAATTACAGCATGAACCTCTCCTACGTCAATAGTTTCCTTGCAGCGCTTACATTGTCCAGGTCTACCTTTCTTCCTGTTGACGTGCATAATGCCTAATATCACACTCTTCTCCTACAACGACTATTAACTTCTATTCACAGTATATAATAGTGGGGGGTTGTTGTCAACCCTTCACCAGTATATACACATTAGCAATTCAGGGCGACCCCCCATAATTACATACTGTGAATGGGGGTAAATAGTCGTTTCACCTCCAAATTGCTATTACATACTATCCTATACTAGCAACTACTGTTGTATACTATGCTATTATATTTGACACGTGCCTCTGAGTGTGCTATAATATAAGTATGAGAGGTGACTATGCTTGAGCAAGAAGAAGTAGGTGTACAGGTCGTAGAGTCAGGCAAGGCTGACGTTGAGTCTGATAATTACGAGGAGATGCTCAAGGCCCGTATACCTCTTAACAAGAATCCCCGTAAGGCCTCCTACCTTAGTTATAGAGCATCAGGCTTCTCAGTCCGTGAATCCTGTATGCTGGCCAGCATATCCTTTGCCGTAGTTAAAAAGTGGCGTAGGGAGGACCCTGACTTCCGCAAGTGGGAATCCGGAGATGGTCTAGCCTGGCTTCAAAACAACCTAGCCCATGACCTGTTCCAGATGGAGTTTATGCGGAACTTCCGTATGGCTCTTAGGCTAGACTTTAAGCTACTCTACAAGGCTAACTATAACCTGGGCGGTATGACAGACCGTGAGACCTCCCTCCTTAAGGCCATCCGTAAACAATACTCTCCTCAGGACCTTATAGCCTTACAGAAGGCATTAGAACCTGATGCTGACCACCTACCTCCAGGTGCCTATCGTGAGAGTGTCACGGTTACCGTTGAGGGCCGGCAGGTGGATGATGAGAACGCTAGGCGTACTGCTGCTAGAGAACTGCTGGATAGGTTTGAGGCTAATAGACGTATAGCCCAGGAGAATCCTCAGATAGAATCCCCTAATGGTGATGGGCCGCTTGAGGGTGAGGTTCTGGACTAGTGGTAATAGAGACTCCTGTATTGGATGACCTCACTACCCGTGCTCTAGCGGCTCGTGATGGTGACGCCCGTACCTATGCTAAGGCCGTCCACCACCGTGAATACGAGCCTTACCAGGATGCTTGGGCTGAGGCCCTAGAAACTCGTAATCGTACCGTAATTGTCTGTCCTCCAGATACCTACAAAGCCTTAGACTTGGAAACTCAGATTCCAACACCTCTAGGCTGGAGAAGGTTCGGTGACTTACAGGTGGATGACGAGGTATTTGACGAACATGGTAAACCCACCTATGTAGTGGGTATTTCGTCCACTTGGGAGGACCGTACCTGTTACGAAGTTAGTTTTGGTGACGGTACTTCTATCGTTGCGGATGCGGACCATTTGTGGCTCACAAGGACACGCAAGGACCTAGATGGCAAACTAGCTGATGAGAAGACCGAGCGCAGAGCGGTAGCCGCATTGTTGAGAGGTTCGACAGACCCCAGAGTAGGTACTCATGGACCTAGAGTGCGTACGCCTAGTGGGTCAGTAAAGACTACGGAGGAATTATTCACTACTGTGCGTATCCAAGGCCGTGGTGGTTGGAATCATCATGTTCCTGTTACTGAGGCAGTAGAGTATCAAGGTTCTCACCTCGTCATTGCTCCATATACTCTAGGTGCTTGGCTAGGCGACGGACATTCTGCTAACGGTAGAATCACAAACACTGACTTTGAGGTTTGGGACTCGATAGTTAGGGATGGCTACAAGCTGTCTGATCATGAGTTGACGCGGACAGTCTATGGTCTTCACCCTGAACTGCAAGAGCTGGGTCTGCTGAACAATAAGCATATTCCCAAGTGTTATCTGCAGGCATCTGTAGAGTCAAGGTGGGAACTCTTGCAAGGTTTGATGGATACGGATGGTTCACCTGGTAAGAGCGGTTGTATATTTGTCAATACTAACGAGCACCTTGCATATGGTGTGTTAGAGTTGGCAAGGTCCTTGGGATTAGTAGCCTCTATACATGAGTATGAGGCTAAGTTGAACGGAACTTATGTGGGCCAAAAGTGGCATGTTACATTTCCTACTCATCTCGAAGTGTTCCGTATCCGGCGCAAGCAGCAGGCTCTTGACAGACCAGGTCCTAAGAGGCAGGGTAAGCCTATTGTAGCTGTTACATCTGTGGCACCAAGGCCTGTCCGGTGTATAAGCGTCTCTAATCCATCTGGGTTGTTCTTAGCAGGCAGAGGTTTCACACCTACTCATAACTCAACCACTGTTCGTGACTTTGTGGAGCGAGAGATAGGCAAGAATCCCAATGTCAGGGTGCTTTGGATAATGAACACTGGGGAGCAGGCCCAGAAGCAGGTCATGGCTATCAGCCAGACCATCCAATCCAACAATGTCTACAGGGCAGCCTTCGACGTTGAAGAGGATACTGAGGCTCAATGGACTAAGAATGTCCTGTTTGTGAGACGTTCCATCGAGGACCCTGACCCTACACTCATGGGTACAGGCCTCAATGGTCCCTACCAAGGACTACATTTTAACATCATCATTATAGATGACCCCACTGACCAGGACGATGTTAAGAGTCCTACCACTATGGCCTCCCAGGTAGAGAAGATTAGAGGTGTCATCCTGGACCGTCTAATGGAGGATGGCCGTATAGTGGTTATCCTCACCCGTTGGGGACAGAATGACCTCGTGTCCACCTTCAAGGAGATGGGTTTCACAATCTACGAAATGCCAATTGCAGGCCCTTATCCTTGGGGTCCTACACTATCTCCTACTAAGTTCCCACTGGAGAAGATTGAGAGGATTCACAGGGACAAGGGAGACATCCTATTTGCCTTAACCTTCATGTGTAATCCACAGGCGGTTAAGGGTAACATCATTCTCCGTGACCATCTCCAATACTGGAATGAGGCTCTCATACCTAAGAATCCTATGCAGTTTGTCATGGGGATAGACCCTGCTGCCTCGACTGCCACGTATGCGGACTACTGTCTGGCGTTTGGTACGCGGGTGCTTCGTAGTGACCTATCGTGGGTGTGCATTGAGGATTTGGAGAAAGGCGATTCCCTAGTAGGTGTTGACGAGTATGCTCCTAAGCATCATAGACGGATGTTGGTCAATACCCCCGTCTTGGCTAGCACTAAGGTTAGACAGCCCACTTACCGAATCTCCTTTGCTGACGGCCGTTCTGTAGTTTCAAGTTCTCAACATAGGTGGTTAACCCGTGTTTCAGCAAGGTATGGTGGGGGATATAGTCTTGATTGGGCTACTCCTCATAGCCTAGAGTGGGTAGAAACATTCGAGCTTAAGGTGGGAACGCAAATTAGGAACCTATGCCCTTCTGTATGGGACTATGACGAGTCCAGAGAAGCGGGTTATATAGATGGTTTCATAGATGGTGAGGGCTATCTTGGCCAAGTTTCAATTGGTATAGGACAAAATCCTGGCGAGACAATTGATAAAGTGGTAGCTGTCTTGGAGGATATAGGGTTTGCGCCTGTCAGGCATGGCAATGGGAATGGTAGGCTGGAGAAGTGGGGTGTTACATCTAATCTAGCGGATACTATGAGGTTCCTGGGAACTGTGCGTCCCACACGATTGTTGGAGGGATTCAACTTAGAGAATCACAGTTTACCTCTTGGTGCTCATTATGCTGATGAGGCCTATGCTACTATAACAGATATTGAGTTTATAGGCGAACAGGAGCTTATAGGAATACAGACGGAATCTAGGACCTTTATTGCCGAGGGCTTAGTTAGTCATAACTCTGCCATAGCTACCGTTGGTATAGACCTTCGTACTAAGTGGATGTACCTAGTGGATATGTGGGCTGCTAAGGTGGAGACTCCTGACCTGGAAGCCAAGATTGTCACCTTGTCTAAGAGAACTGCGGGACTCCGTGCTGTAGGACTTGAGACTGCTGGCTTCCAACTCAGCCTCCTCCAAGGTATGCGTCGGCGTCACCAGCTTCCATTCAGGGAGATTCCCTACCGTACTCGGCGTAACGTTCAGATGAAGATACTGGGCCTTGACCGCGATAAGACTGGTAGAGCCTTATACCTGGATTCGCTGTTTGCAAGTGGTCGCCTATTTATACCCAAAGACCTTCCATTAGTAGATGGTGTATCCTTAGAGGATGAGCTATGCTCCTTCTCCCCGACCGGCAGCCATCGCCATGATGACCGTCTCGATGCTCTGGCTATAGCCTGTGTAATGGCTGAGTCCTTGGCGGGGAGTCCTATGCTGGAAGTAAGCTTGAGAGGCTTTTAATGCCTAAAGTAACTCTAAGGGAAATAGTTGATAGGTATACCTTGGATATAGTAGAGTTTGCAAGTAGTTTACATAGGGATACTGAGGAAGACCAAGAATTGGCTAAATTGATAACTCAGGCTTATCATTGTGGCTGGATGGTAGCAGCCAAACGATTTTCTCCTGATTTAGTATCTTCCTATGTTGATTTGTCTGTTTCCGAGGAGCAATTAAGGAAGTTGTGGTCTAATGCCTGACGTGGCTGCTGAGATAGAACCAGCCGTAGACCCTACCTATGTTCACCGTCTCCTAGGAGAACTCCAGGATGAGCTGCGGGGCCTACACACCAAGATGAATGAGGTAGAGTTACTGCGGAATTATGAGGATATTATCCAATTACCAAAGGGTGAAAAAACCTCTGGACTAGAGGTTCGCATAGGGGCCGCAAGTGAGTTAATCGAGAACGTCAAGGCCTCTCTTACATCCAATGAACCTAATGTAGTCCTCAAGGCTCTCCGTAGTGGCAACCCTGCCCAGGAGAACACCAGTAAGAGAGAAGCCTTCTGGACTCAGTTCCTTAAATGGATAGGTAAACCTGTCGCAGTTAAGGCTGAGTTAGTGGATGCCCAAGCTGGACTGGGTATAGGTATCCTAAAGGCCGCTTACTACCCCTGGCCTAAAGAGGAGCGCAAGCGACTTAAAGGTGAAAATGATAAGGACTTTAGGGACCGCGTGAAGGCTCTAAAGCGGAAGTGGGGGCCACCCTTCCGAGTCTTTACCATTCATCCTCTTACCTTTTACTTCCGACTGGGGCCAGGCAATCAGATTGTTGAATCAATTGAACACTCCTGGAAGTCCAAGCGCGAGGTCTACCCTGCGTTTGGCCTTGATACGGATAAGCAACTTGAGACCTTCCCAGACACTCTTAATCAGGAGATTGCAGAGGCGGTAGCAGCCACACCTGGTCAACCCGACCAAACTATTAGACCTCTAGCAGCGGGCCTTAGCGAGGCCACAATGGTCCTAGTTACGGAATACCGTCGTGAGAGGCTGCCTAACTCTAAGGGTGTATATCAGGTCTATGTTAATGGTCGCCTAGTCTACCAAGAAGTAGGGGACCCTAGCGTCCAATACTTCATGTGCCTAGGCCGTACTACCAGTAGCAAGGACCCTGACAAGATTGGTATTTCCGTTGCCGAATCATTTCGCCACAATGAGCCCCTCATCAACCGTGCTCTAACCCGTATGGGTGAGGCTGTCGAGCTACTTGTCCGTAAGCGTCTAACTCTTGAGGTCCCTGAAGGTTTTACCCCTGAGACCGAAATAGTCAACAAACCTGGTGAGGACAACCAGCCCCAGCCTAGAACTTACACATTCTCGGCTGAAAAGGCCACTGCTCTACCTGCCGGTTCCAAGGTTATCGACCCGTTTGCAAATGTGGCAGATGTCTTTGGTGCTATGCCCTTTATCCAAATCCTTATGCAGATAATGGGGCAACATGGTGTTTCTCCTATCTTTAAGGGTGAGCCGCCTAGTGCGGCCGGGTCTGGCTTCCGTGACAACTCCCTCTTTATGATGGCTAAGAGCCAGTTCCAATACCTAGTGGACTCCTATAGTGGCTGCTTGGTTAGCCTGATAGATTGGCTAGAAGGCCAACTAGTTACTCGCGCCCGGCAGGAAATATGGGTAGATGATATGTCGCTCACTCCTAAGGACATAACAGAATGGCCTGCTACCATTATGGTTGACATAGACCCTCTTCTACCTCAAAACCTTATTGCAGAAGGTCAGTTCTATGACCGTATGCACACTCAGGGTCATATTACTCGCCGTACATTCCTAGAGCTAGGTCTCCGTATGGACCAGCCAGAGGATGAAATAAAGGCTAGGATGCTTCAAGACATACAAGAGCTAATGAAGCCTTCCCTGCTAGAGGATGTGTTGCAGACTGTAGGTGTCTTGCCTTCTCCACAACCTCAACTGGTCGGTCCCGATGGTCGGCCTGTACAGTCTCAGAATGGGGGCTCGGATGGGAGAGGTATTCCACCCGCTAGTGAGGGCTCTAGGGCTGCCATCATCGAGATGCTGCAATCTATGGGAGGCCGTACTCGCCAAGGCCAGCCTAGACAGCCTCCAGAAATATCAGGTTCAACACCTGGATTGGAGCAACTCTAATGGCCATCGTAACAGGCCCCTCATTAGATGAGGTAGCTAAGGAGGCTGCTGCCTGGTATATCAAGACCAGAGAGGAGCTTATACAAGCCCTAGAGGAGGGCTATCCGTATGGTAGTGTACCTCTTACACCTAGCGAGCAGGTTGACCGCTTTATATCTATGACTCCAGAGGATTGGGAAGCCTTGACTAACAAACTAACTGACCGACATCGTGGTAAGCCTAAGGCGGAGGAGTTAGTGCGTGAGGACCTAGAGGACTTTGTGGCTAAGATGAATAAGATGGCCTTCTCAAGGAGGGCAGTGTAATGCCCACACATTATCCTTTTGTAGTAGAGAGAGGCCGTCGAGGTCAATATAGTGTTGCCACTGGGCCTAATACCTTTCTTTCTCGAACGTTCTTCTCACGGGAAGATGCTCAAACTGAAGTAAATCAGCTAAAAGGTTTACCTGTAGTTGAGAGGCGCCTGCCTCCTTCGGCACCTGAGCCTGTCCGGGTGCCTTCTCGTTTTGCTCCGCCCTCACAAACGATAGGTATAGACCCTACGTTCAGAGGTGCCCAATTAGCTGATGGTGTTTCTGCTACTATAGGCGAGATTCCTCCCCTGAACCCTGACGACTTCTATTGGAAGTGGGATGATGTTGTTGGGGAGATGATACCTGCCAGGAAAGGTGAGACGGGGGCTGTATTTAGCAATGTTTGGTGGGCTGAGGCAAATGAGGCAAGACAGAACGTTGATACAGGCTTTCCTGGTGGGGGTATAGGCTCCACAGGGCCTACTGCTGCCGAATTAGCTATTCAGCGTTCCCAAGTACAGGCTCAGAACCTTGCCACCTTCATTACAGGCACCATTGCTGAGTTGGAAATTGAGGTGGACTCTAAACGACTTAGTACCGAGCAGGCCTTAGGTGAGTTCAACCGTCGCCTAGATGCCTTTAGTGAGGCTGGCAATCAGTTCATAGGCATACAGCCCTTCACCATTCCACGAGACTCAGAGTTTCTCCCTGGACGAGGTCCCGGAGATGTTGGTGAACGGATAGGTAGACCTACACTTGAGGCCAGTCCTATCGACTTTGACCCCTTTGGTATGGCTACCGATATAGTTAATCAGACACCTGTATTAACTGATATAGGAGTGCCTTCTGGTGCTGCTCTTGATGAGGCTATAGCGATAGCAAGAGGATTTGTAGGAGGCTAGGATGCCAGAGTTTCCATTCCAGACATACGCACGAATATTTGGGCGAAACTGGCCAGGAGGTACATCGGGTGAAATTAGAGGTTATCTTAGCGAGTTGGGGATTACGGCCCCTGCTGGGTCGGCTGCAGCCAACGTTGCTCTGCAAAATGCTCTTATAGGTGGATGGCGGCCTGGGCAGGCTGCTGCACCTCAACCTACCCCACCGAGACCCGTGTCGGCACCTGTTCCTAGTCCTTCAATTGCTGCTCCAGCTCCTAGTCCTTTGTCACTTCCTGTCCAACCTGGACTTCAAGCTGAACAATTCGCGGACCGACTAGCCTTAGAGGAGTTTATAGCTACTCAATTGGCGGAGTTGGAGAGGCAGCGTATAGCTCTCCAAGAGGCACGGGATGCGGATGCTCGCAGACTCCAAGAGGCTCAACTAGGCGCCAACCCTGCTGACTTCGTGGCCTTTGAGTTATTTAAGCGCAGTTTGGAGGAGCAGGGTTTCACTCCCCAGAGTGCAGCTAGGTCTGATGTCGAGATTCAGGATATATTTAGTCTAGCCCTTGACTTGGAAGGTTCAGGAGGCGCTGGCATTCTTGGTACAGGACAATTTGGGGTGGACCTACCGACTACGCAGTCCATAAGCAGGTCCGAATTAGGTGCGTTTAGTCCTACAGATATAGGTATCCTATCCAGCTTCCTCAAAGGTGGAGTTGAAACTGATGGTGATAGCTTCCAAGGAATTAACCCAGAGGACTTCTTCACGGAGCTAGAAGAGGGACTTATACCCACGCTAACTCCACAACGTACCCAGTTTAGGTTCTAAAGGAGGACACAATGGCACAGCATCCGACAGAGGAAACCCTGAACATTACCAGGAAGTTCCTGGGAGGTGAGATAGGAATACCCGGTCAGCCTCCTGGTAAAAGGCAACTACCTAGCCAAGTCTCTGATGTTGCTCGTGGTAGAGCCTTCGGACAGCAAGGAGCAAGGCGGCGCCAAGGTGGGGGAGGCCTTGTTGAGCCTCAGCGGCCTCCCCTCCCAGGGGATGTTTCCCTGTCTAGTCGCTTCTTCGACCTACCCAGTCCTGTGAACTTTGCTAAGACTCCTCAAGGTCAAGCCATCCTTCAGCGCATCCTTGGTGGGGCTGGTCGTGGAGGTCTGAGGAGGTTCTAATGGCTCGACTCTGGGAATACGAGAGCAGGTCTAGGAGCCGTCAAGGCCGTAGGAGTAACTTCCTAAGAGGTACTCAGACTTCAGGCCTGCACAGCCTGATACGCGGTTCTCTAATCTCTCGTGGCCTAGACCCTGACATTATGGGTAATCTCTCTGCTCCTCCGGTGGTGACTAAACCTGTAGACCGTGATACTGTGCGACAGGTGGTGCCTGAGTCTAGTGTACGTTCCGCTGAGAGGGCTGTTAAACCTAAGCCTGCTCCTGTGCCTAGTAACGCTCCTTCAGCATCATTCATACGACGATACCTCAGTGAGAACTTTCCTGGACGCGAGTCTGATGTGGATGTGAAGTACGTTCCTGGTGAAGGAACATTCTTCACCTACAAGAAATCCACCAGTCTGCTCCCAGAGGGCATCTCTACATCTGAGGAGCCTTCAGGTGGAGGACTCTTTGGCAAGATTGGAGATATTGCCGGAGATGTTCTGTCGTCAACTCCTGTTAAGGAGGTCCTGTCTATCCTAGATGTTCTGGATATTCCCAGGCGTGAGATAGGCAAGCCTGTAGCCAGGGCTCTACTGGAACCACTAGCCCTGGCGGTTGATGCTGCCGATGCTATCTCTCCTGAGGCACTATCTGCTCTACCTCGCGTCTTTCCCACGGGTGGCCAGATACGTGGAGCTACCTCTGTAGAGATACTGTCCTTCATAACCGACCCTCTTAATTTAGCTTTATTTGCTGGTCCTGCTATTAAGGCTGCTAAGGCAGCTACCCTAGGTATTAGGCTGACTCTTAAGGAGTCACAGGCTTTACGCAAGGTTGTTCCTCAGGCTAGACGACTACTGGCTGAGGAGGCTGGAGGCCGTGTGGTGGGTAAGATGTCGATTGATGAGGCTATTGCTCGTGCTACGAAAGAAGTAGAATCTGCTTCGAGCCTTAATAAGGTCTTTGCACGTGGGTCACTTAAGGACTTGAAGATTGCAAAGAAGACAGGCCGCACTGAAGTACCTGCTGATTTCTTTGAGCGTGGTACAAAGCCAGGGGTTAGGGTGTCTGAGGAGGCTGGAGGTCGAGCGCTGGTTACAGGTGTGGATAAGGCACTGGTTGATAAGGCGACTCAGGTCTTTGGCACTTCTCCACCTGGCGTGTCTGTTCTTCGGGGAGCATCCTTCCTGTTTGAGGACGGTAGAATGTTGAGGGTCAGTCCTGAAGGCATTGGAGGCTTCGGAGGTGAAGGCCACATTGCGGTTAAGAAGGCTTTTGGGGGTGCTCCTCTTTCGATGGATGACTGGGTTAAACGCACCCACTCGGTCAGGGTAACTACATCCAATGAGGGCAGACAAGTGGGGTTTGAGTTCTTTGGACCTCTCTCAGAGAACCAGAGAAGGGCCATTATGAAGACAGCCCGCGACTTGGGTCCTGATAATGTCTTTTTGGATGCAACCAGGTCCTATGACGGAAAGGTGCTGAGTACTTCTCCTACGCTTAGGTCAACAGGTGATCTGAGGGGCTTCCTTGATGAGCTGGAGCGCAATCCTCCATGGCCGCGTGTAGCACTAGAGGCTGCTGGCCCCACAACCCCTCCATTACGCGGCGAGCTAGGTGGCTTCCCTACTCGCTTTGTCGGTAAGGCACGTAGGCTAGAAGGTAGTCCTCCTAGGCTAACCAAAGCTGTCCCAGTAGAGGAATCTACTGAGGTTAAAGCCCTCCGTACCAAAGTCGTTGGGGAAGGTCGTAACCCACCTCCTCCACCTCCACCACGATTACCTGGGGAGCCTGGAGGACTTCTCCTCGGAGGCCAGGCCCCTAGTATAAGCCAATGGCGCACCATCGAGAACGGTCTATTTATGTCTGGACGTGCTAGTGACCTTATGCGCCGTGTTGGTGAGGTTATAGGCCAGGCTCCTGCCATGAGGTTGTTTTTCAAGGCTGTCACTGGTCCTGCTGCTCTGGCTCGTGTTATACCTGAACTTAGGGCAGGGACGATGTATCAGGTACTCACGGGTCAAATGAGTGCGGAACTAGGTCAACGGTTAGCAGGTCAGAGGGAAATCTTCAATGGACTATTTATCCTAGGTAGAGACACCAGCAAGGTAGTCATTGAAGGCAAGGAAGTAGCCTTCGGTGACTTTGCTACAAGCGTCCTTCAGAGTGCTCGAATTGGAGCGCCTCGTAGTAGGTTCCCTGCCACTGCCGCCCAGCGTGAGTGGATAGTCACTCAGAAGTCCTTGATGGATGACCTGGCTCGGCAGTATGAGTATGTTAGTGGTGAGAAGCTACGACTCCTGGGCGAGGACTACTGGCCTAGGTTCACTCTAAGAGAGGATGGCCGCGTATTCATAAAGGGCCGTGGCCGCGTGGGTGTTAAGCAGTCTCCGGCCAAGGAGAGACTCTTCCTTGAACAGGAGGAGGCCATTGCTCGTGGCACTCCCTATGCTACTCCTATAGAGACTGTTCGATTGTACGGCCAGGCCCTTCAGAAGATGATATTAGATAAGATAACACGCCAGGTCTTTAAGGAGGATAAGCTAGGCCAGCCTATAATTAGGGGGCTTCGGCAGACCATTAAGGGTCTCAAAGCCCAAGCTAAGGCTGCTAAACCTACTACTGAGGCTGGTCGGCTTGAGGTTGAGGTCCTTCGCAACAAGGTGTTTAATCTCCAAGCAGAAGTAGCTGCCAGAAGGCGCTCGCTGATTCCTGCCAAACAGGCCCTTGGCCCTGGCTTTGGCAAGGAGCTACTGGAACCAAAGGCAGCTAAGGTAATACAGGATATAATAGGCCCTGCCATAGGGGGCAAGGCTGGGAAGGCTTTGAGGGGCGTCGAATGGGCGTCCAACATGACCAGGTTCGTTGTCACTGGCTCTATGGACGTAGGCCAATACTTCATCCAGGGCTTGCTGTTGTTGTCATCAGACCCTGATAGTTGGGGCCGTGCAGTAGGCCGCTCCCTGCTTGCGATGGCTGACCCTAAGAGCTATCCTAGATGGTTGAAGAACAGTCCTGAAGCCGCAGATGCGGCCAAGTATGGCATTGGGCGTGGCAACATTGATGTCCTGGAGATAACCAAAAGGTCTGCCGCACTAGGTCATATCCTCGGTGCAGGTATTATTAAGGCTACTCTAGGCCGCGTTCCTCTTGGCTTTGAGGCTTTCATCGAAAGTGGTCGGATACTCAACTTTGCCAGTCTAGCGAGGATACAGAGGGCAGGAGTTGGCAAGGTTCCTAGGGGTTTCTTACCTACTATTGGTAGGGCTGCTGCTGGTCTCACTGCGGACGAACTAGAGGGGGAACTGTTCCGCATTGCGGGCTACGTTAAGACCAAGCTAGGTACTACTGACCTGATGAGCTTAGGGCTGTCTGCTACTCAGCGTCAGGCAGAGTTGGCTGGTGCCTTCTACTCTCCTCGATACACCCGCAGTATCCTTGGTATGTTGGGCTGGGCTATGAGTAACGGCGTACCTGCTAGGGATGCTCAGAAGGCTCTTGCTACCATGCTCATGGGAGGGGCTGTCTCCTTCTACGCCTTCGGTCGGGCAACAGGTCTCTCCCATGAGGAGGTGGTGAGTCGCCTTAACCCAGGGGCGGGAGGTAAGTTCCTGTCGCTTCCTCTGGGTGGCAATGAGTATGGTTTTGGTAGTGCATACAGGTCTTTGATAGGCTTCATGGGGCAGCTTCTCAAAGAGGACAATATGAACCTTGAGACTTGGGCCTCCACTGATAATCCTGTGTTCAGGTATCTCCGCAGCCGTACTGCTCCGACCACTGGTACTCTTATTGACTTCATTGAAGGCGAGGACTTCCTAGGTCAGGAGGTGAGTCTTGACACCTTTATAGATGACCCTGCCAGGTTAAGAGACTACTTCCAGGACAGGTTCCTGCCCCTGAACCTAGAGGCCATCATAGAGGCTAGAGGCCCTACGGAGATGAAGGTGCTAGCTGGTCTTATCGAGACCGTGGGTGGCCGTGCTTTCCCCAGGTCCCCATTCTCTCTATTTGAGGAGGCCCAGGAGTTAGTCTTTCAAGAGAAGAGGGCTCTAGGTGAGAAGCCCTACGTTGACTTTGACAGCTTCGAGGATTTGGCTAAGGAGAACGCTCCTGCCGTTGCAGTCATCACGACCGACCCTAGAGTACAAGGTGCCCAGGAGCGCTTAGAGCATGAGAGCCGGTTTAGGAAGAAAACCAGAGAAGGTGAAGGCTTTGAGCGCCTAGAGGAAACCCGTGTTGAGCAGGAGAAACTACAACTAGAGGATGATACGGACTTCAACAACAACGAGATGGCAGTCTCCATTTGGAAGGACAACTTCAGGGGTCGTCAAGGAGAGTTCTTTGCCCGCCGTGACGAAATCGTCCAAGACTTCGGACTCAAGTTTGGTAAGGATAAGGCAGGTGTCAACGTTGCTATAGATGCCTACTTTGGTGTTGATGGTGAGGACTACAGAAACCTGATGACAGGTGGTGTGGACTGGGACAGGTTCTTTGCTGCTAGAGATGCTACATTAGAAGGTCTATCCTTAACTAATCTCCAGCTAGTTAAGGATTACCTACGCCGCTTCGATACACCTACAGTTAGAGAGTTTAGAAAGGCTCAATCAGACCTAGATGAATATTGGGCTGTCGAGGACCTAGTTTGGAGTCGCCTACGGGAGAATGGGGAGTTCGCCCCGTTCCTTAGCCTGAATGATTACCTTGTCTCCAAGCAGCAAGGACTCCTTGATTCAGGGGTTTCTCTGGATGAGGTATCTCGTACTTTGTCTAGGCTAGCTGTAGTTAGCAGCGTGACCTCCACAGTGGCCAAGCTGCGTAACAGATATAGGCTAACTCACCCTAATGCGGATGCACTTCTAGTTAAGTGGTATGGACTATCTCCTGCCAAGCGGCCAAGTCGGTCAGGTAGAGGTGGGAGGTCAGGTAGGTAATTGTGGTTTCCCCTGTCAGTCCTTTGTGCAAGCACTATAATGAATGTGGATGTGAGGTATCCTCCTGCTGTATAGAGTGTCCCCTACCTGTATGCAAGTATGAGGAGGAGCAAGGGATGCAGACTGTACGTGCTAATCTGAAGGCACTTAGGATAACTCACCTGGTTGATGAGGGGCGCACGGTAAGCTGGATTATGCAGGTTATGGGAGTAAGTGAGCGGACAGTCTATAGGGCTTTGGCAGCGAGAAATACTGTCACAGCCCCATTGACTAGATAGTATCAGAGCGCGTACAATGAACATAGCAGCTCAGAGTGTATCTGGGAGTAGGGAGACACTGATGGTAGACAAGCCAGACACAGTAGATGCCACTAAGGTAGACCCAGAAATGGCAGCGCTAGGTGCTGCTATTGCTGGCGAAGAGGTGCCAGCTATAATTGAAGGTAAAGATTCCGTTTCAGACCTGGGTAAGCCGGCCTCTGAGGGGAAGCCTCCAGCCAAGGGGGATGGAGAAGCTGCCTCTGAGGGGATGGTTAAGACTGGGGATGAAGGGGATGGCGAACCTGGGGAAGGTGAAGGTGGTGGTGGGCAGGAGGACCCACTCAAGGACCTTGCGGCAAATAAGGAATCCTTGAAGGTACTTCTCGAACATCCTATCTTGGGACCTCTCCTGAACAAGTGGAGCGATAGGGCAGCGGTAGCTCAAGTCACTTCGGCCTTGGAGCGTGAGCGTCCAACTATAGAGGCCAATGCCAAGCAGTTGGAAGCAGAGCGTATCGAGGATACACACTTCTCAGAGATGACCAGGGAGCAAGTTGCTGAGGAGATAGCCGATGATGAAGAGGCCGCTACTGCCTATGCCAGATACCAGCAGCGCAAGGAGACTGGTGCTCTCCCTAACGCTGAGGCAATTGCACAGGCCTCACAAATCTACAGCTACGCTACCAAGGTGGCCGCAGTGTCTAGTATGCTAGAGGGGTCAGACCTTTCGGCTGAGGTGAGGGAAAGCCTTAAGCCTGACCACTTTACGCATCTAGGTGCCGAGGGTATCAGGGAGTGGGAGAAGTCTGTATTCCAGGCCTTAGTCACCCATGAGGCTTCTGCACTTTCAGTTAAGGAATTGGCTGAGAAGAAGGAGACTCTTAATGAGGAAATCATGGCTGAGGTAGATGGTGAAAGGCCTGCGTTGGTCTCAGGTGGACGGAGGAATAGCGCAATACCTAATCTAATGGAGACGGATGCCACTGTTCAGTTAGAGCAGGGGCTAGCCGCAGAAGAAGCAAGAAGAAAGGCAGGGAAGTAGTCATCGCTGACATCACCCTTTTAGAGGCTGCCAAGCACAGCCAGGACATCATAGAACGGTCAGTAACCAAGATCATAGTAGAAAGCTCGCCTATCCTAGAGGTTCTACCTATGCGGACTATCAACGGTCCTGCGTTTAGGTATCATCAGGAACAGTCTCTAGGCACCGTTGCCTATCGAGGTGTGGGTGGGACTTATGTAGCTGATGCAGGTGTAATCAATCCCCTGTTCGAGCCTTTGGTTATTCTAGGTGGCGAAGTTGCCATTGACAACTTTGAGGTTGAGGTTATGCAGAACCTCCTCAACCTCAAATCCGAGAAGTACCGGATGAAGGCTCGGCAAGTTGGTATTCAGTTCACCACCACCTTCTTTGAGGGGGATACCGCAGTTGACCCCTTTGAGTTTGATGGCCTTCGTAAGAGGCTCACTGGCAATCAGAAAATTGCTGCAGGCACTAATGGTGCGGTACTGACTCTGGCTATGCTAGATGAACTCCTTGACCAGGTTGTAGGAGACTCAGGCCAAAAGGTTCTGTACATGAACAAGAGCATACGGCGCCAACTGACGAAGTTGGTTCGTGAGCAGACAGGCTCCTCGTTCATCTCCATTACTCAGGATGCCTTTGGTCGGCAGCAGGTCGCATACTCTGGGACTGCCGTAAGGATTGTGGAGCGCGAGGATGATGGTTCAACCATTCTCGACTTTGACGAGACTCAAGGTAGCTCGAACATCACGGCCAGTGTCTACTGTGTCCGGTACGGTTCAGACTATGTTATGGGAATCCAGAGCAGGTCTGTTCCGTCAGTCAAGGACTTCGGGGAGATTCAGGCCAAGCCACAGCACCTAGGTCGTATTGAGTGGTTTACCGGATTAGTTGTCAAACACCCTCGTACGGCTGCAAGACTTCACGGCGTTCTAGCATAGTAGGAGGGCTTCATGCCAGAGGATGAAACACAGCCAGAGAAGGATGCTCACGGTGTCTATGAGCGTGATGGTCACCTGTATAGAGACAAGGTTATACCATCACAGGATGGAACCGAGCGCATCCAGGTAAGGCCAGTAGCTCGGACTCTGGAAGAGGCCAAGGCAAAACGTTGGGATTTCTTCTTCTCAGAGGAGCGGGGTTGGTATATCAATGGCTTCAAGTGGGAGAGTGATACTCCTACTGAGGTCATTATGAGAGACGGGTCAGCAGGCCGACCCCGCTCCATCGAGGACCAGGAGCAGGCCAAGGAGGAGGCCTTGAGTGATTAACTCCTCAAGTAAAATCGAATTGGCTGACTTAGTACAGCCATCTAAGTAGGAGGATAACATGGCACGAGATACGAACCTTGAGCTAGTAGCAACCACTGTAACCGTTACGGCTACAGGGGATATTGGCGACGAGAAGGACACTGAGGGTGGCTTTTGGGCTATGATTAGGATGTTCCTAGGCACGGTGACGGGAACAACCGTAGTGCTCGATGTAGCGGTCCTCTGCTCTATTGATGGTGGGGCTACCGATTTCAATATTGGTCAATTCCCTACTATTGATGAGGCGGACGATGACATAGAGATTGCTCGGGCGGTCTACATTCCTAAACCCGCTAGCGGTCAGTCCTTTACCAAGGTCAAGATAAACGCCAGGGTAGTTACTGGGACTTCTCCTAGTATCCCTATCGATAGGGCATTCATTGAGCCGCTAGTCTCCCTGGGTATCCCAGGTGTGGATGAGCAGCTTACGGTGGGCGTTGAGCTACTGATTTAGTCTGCTCCTACGCTATGTAGTGGGTGGTCGGTGTTTGGATTCCCCTCCCTATCGGCCACCCACTAGGAGGTTCATATGCCTGCTACAAGTGAAGCACAGAGGAAGGCTGCGGGGGCGGCTCTGGCAGTATCTAGGGGTCAAGCACCTAAATCCAGCCTTAAAGGTGCCTCTCTCGGTATGCTCAAATCCATGAGTGGGTCACAACTGGCGGACTTTGCGAGTAAGCCTCGTACTACTAGGGAGGTTATAGGTAAACATCCTGGAGCAAGTTCTCACAAATCGGTGCATAGGTCAGGCCATAAATCTGAACATAGGAAGCGGAGGAAGTCCTTATGAGTTTTAGGACTAAACGTGAGAAGGTAATTAGTGCTAAGACTTCTGCAACATCAGGTACATCAACACCTAAGATCGTTGAGTCTGTAAACAATGTTCCTCTTGACGAGTTTGAGGAATTACTTATTTACCTCAATGTGACTACTGCTCTAATAGGTACTGCTCCTACAATGGATATATACCTACAAAGGGCCATAGTACCTAATCCTGCTGTTGCCACAGATGCAGATTGGGAGGATATATATGCCTTTCCTCAGGTAGTAGCTGCCCTTGTGGAACACGTAACTCATCTTCCTGTACAAAGAGGTGATGCACCTGAGACTGCAATAGGCCATTCCCATGTTAGAACCTTGGATACGCTTATAGCCGATAGTATCCGTACTGGTCATTGGGGCGACCAAATCCGTATCCGAGAGAAGATAGGTGGCGTAGTTACTACAGAGGCGGTATATGACCTAAGCATAACTGGAATACGGAAGTCCCCTAAGAAGTTTGAGTAGGTAAATGAAGCCAAGTAGAGTCAATGGCGGCACTATTGCAGTTGTAGCCGCTATCCTGGGAATAGTCTTCCTGGTGGGCTTTGCTATCCAACAGGGCCATGACGGTGCCATCCTCTCACTAGGTATAGCTGTGATTGCAGCCCTGGGTGGAGTCAAGATTAGGGACATCTTCAAGGAGTGGTAGGAGGATACAATGCCAGGCAGGGAGCCTACAGTCGAACCGGCTCTAAAGGCGGCGTTAGAAGTGGCTGCTCAGATGAACAACGCCAACGCCAGGGTTGAGGCCAAGGTTGATGCCTTGGCAGAGTATATCCTTAGTCAGCCCTCTTAGGGACCAGTGGGAGTCTATTGATCGAGGTACAGCCCAACCCAGAGACAGGCGGTCAACGCCTCATCGCCGTGGGGGCGCTAGGGGCACCTGACATCGTCACCCAGGCCCACTTCGACTCTCTGCCTAACAAGGATGCCCGCAGCTCTCACCTGGAGCGGTTCATTGCTCAGGGGCTAGACCTGACAGGCTTTGACCTGCGGGACGTGACGACGTTGGACGGCACCATCGCCAACTCCAACCTGTACGGCGCCGCAGCGAGCGGCTACTGGTACTCCCGCGGCTGTGCCTTCCCCAACACCGACCTACCCCGCGACGCCTCCAGCCTGCATCACGACTTCGCCCTGGCCCTCATCCGCAAATACATCGCAGCAAACCCCCAGCTCCATCGGCAGATTACGGAGGCCCTGGACTCCGCTAACGCCACTGTCAGTGACTACATCGGCTCCTGGGATGATGGCATTGAGAAGATGGCGCGGGTTCTGGGGCTAAGCGGAGATGAGGTACGACGCTTCTTCACCCCAGCGTTTGAGCGACACCCACGGATGCTGACACGGCTCACGCAGGAGTCTGCCAAGGGCGCGTGGTCTGCCGACAAGTACGCCCCCCCGTGGCCCGTCTGGAAGAAAGCGGCGAAGGTACAGGCACGGCTGACGAACCGCAACGACCGCTTTGAGGCTCGTCGGTTGCTGGACGGCGACCTGGACATCGTGGGGCCACGCCACTACGTCCTCCAGTGGGAGCCCGACCCGTACCTGTTCACGATACCGAGCCCGCGAGAGTGGGGCTGGTGGGAGAAGTCGAGCGCATGAGCGCAATTTACTACGATGGGGGGGAGACCGAGACCAGTGCTACGGCTGAAGCCCCCTGGGAACGGCCCGTCGATGTCTGTTCCATTAACGCCGGGGGACAGGCGAATGTAGTCCGCTCCGGCGCGGTTGGCCTGGATATGATCGGCGACAAGAGGCTGTTCGTCAATCCGAAGTGGGCCGACACCGCCCAGGACTTCTTTTGGATTCACGTTAAGATAGCCGCGAAAAATGTTCCCGCAGGCGGTCCCGATGGTACTGACTCGGTGCTGTTCTGCACGACGCCCAATCCCTACGCAGACGCTGGCAGGTGGTTCTTGATTCAGTTCCAGTGCAATGCTACGAGTAACGAGATAGTGGCTGTTGAGGGTTACGCCGGAGTGTCCCAAGGAACACCACTAACTATAGCGCCCCACGGCTCGTTCTCCGTGACGCCAGGCCCCCATTGGTATGCTTTTCGCCTGTGGAAAGGAGACGGAGTAAGCGCCTCCACGCTTGAGGTTTTTGTGGATGATGTATCGCGGTTTACTCTTACGGGCTCTGGGCTCCCTGATACGGTCAACTCCCGTGTCGCCTTCGGTGCGGCAGTTTCGTTGGACTCCAAGGGCAGCCCTGTTCAGATAACCTTCGAGTGTGACGACATCATCATCCTGGATGAGGACGCCAGTGGCGAGTTCGATGGCCGTATGGTGGAGGCCCTCTCATCGGGTGTCATCATCGGCTTCCCGCCTGACGCCGACGTGACGGGCTTTAACGACTACACGACCACAGGCAGCCCCACTGCAAGCCCCAAGAAGTATCGCCACGTTGACGACTTCAACCGCACCCACACGGGCGATGACTACATTACCGCGGCTTCTCCACACAAACAGCTATTCCGGCTACCCGACATCAGCGACGCCAGCCCGACCGTTCATTCAGTGCGGTTGGACGCCTCTCCGCGTGTCGTAGACACTGTTGGGCACCAATTCCTGGCGGGTGTGAGCGACGAAGGCGTAGGGCCGGAGACGATAACAGGCTGGGACGATGGTGTAACCGGTTACGTCACCCACCTCAGGCACACCACACCCAGGGACGGCAACGCCTGGAGCAAGGATAAGTTCAATAAGCTGTTTGTAGGACTGACGAAAGTTTCTACGACTCATCAGATTCGTGTGTTGGGGGTGCAGGTGCTCGGCATCGACATCTCACAGCCCACAGCTAACCCCGACAGCGACAACGCCGACGTGGCCGACCCGTGGGGAGTGGTGGAGCGTCTAACAGATTGGAGACGCCCTTACTCACAACCAAAACCTATAGCACAACTAGCCATTTAGGAGGTCAACATGGCAGATCAGATATTTACTCTTCAAGATGGCGAGGTAGCCCTAGTAGCTGCTACCGCTAAGACTATCATTCAGGTGGTAGCACCTGCTAACCATCGCGTTAAGGTACTCCGCTGGGGTGTATTCTTTGATGGCGTGGTTGTCACAGCAGAACCTATCCAAGTTGAGTTAACAAGGCAGTCTACCGCTGGAACCTCGGTAGCACTAACACCTGTGAAGAACGATGATAGCCTAGCAGAGTCCATCTTGTCAACCGCTCGTAAGACCTTTACCGCTGAACCTACATCTGGAGATATTATAGATGTAGTGGAGGTTCATCCACAACAAGGTTACGAAATTATCTATCCTATGGGACAGGAGAAGAAGTGTGGTGGTGGTGATAGGGTAGGAATCCGATGTACTGCTCCTGCTGCTGTCAACGTCCGTGCCAAGATGGAGGTTGAGGAATAATGCGTTCTGTTCAGAGGGCTGCCAGGCGCCTCCCCTCTAGGGCAGGTTGGCCTAGGACTGCAACGAGGTCGAGTCCCGCCACTCAGATATTCAGCCGCATGGTCTCTAGCGTATCACTACAACCTATCACGGCTCGTTACCAGATATGGAACTTTGTGATACCTAGGTCTATGATGGTCGTTCCAGTACGTCCTGCTCAGCCTTTCCTTACTCAGCCAATCTGGACGAGGGCACAGCTTCCTCCGATACTACTGTGTCCTGTGGATACGGAAGGCGAGGCACGGCGACTTATGTGTCCATCCATAGGTGTGGCCAGGAAGATCATAGGGGTAAACTAGATGGCGACGGCTAAGACCCAGGCTAAGTTGCCTCCTGGCAAGGTTAAGGTTCCCCCATTGCCTTCCACAGCATCCGGTAGTAAGCCAGTTGTTCTACCTAGAGCATCTGGCAGGACTACCAGCCTACCACCCGCTACTGCACGTAGAGAGAAATGTCCTCCAGAGTAAGGTTCTTTAGGAGATAGTATGGCCGGTGTTGATGTCAGGATAATCGTAGAGGACATCGTTACTCAGCTACTTACCTACGATACTATCGAGCTAGAACGTGCGGACTCAGTAGGAGGAACCTACGCTCAGGTGGCTACCGATGCCCTTACCACTGGGGTATTCTACTATACCATTAACGACCCTACAGGTGACCTCAATAAGTGGTACAGGTATAGGTTCCATAAGGACCCCTCTACCAACTCCGATTACTCCGACCCGTTCCGTGTAGAGGGTGTTACAAGGCTTAGAGCTAGACAGGCTGCCCTTGCAAAATACGGAGCCGGTATAGTCATGGTTGCGGATGGTGGTGGCACAAGCACGGCCCAGACAGCGGACTATCGTGTTAAGACCTCGCTATTTAGGGCTGATAGGGGTAAGGGTGCTTGGTTGCTACCTACAACAGGCGGCAACTCAGGGGTGCCTCGCATAATTTCTGCTACTAATCCTACTGTTGGCCAGTTCACGGTGCTGCCTCTCTGGGCTGATGTTATAGCCGCTGGAGACGAGGTAGAGTGGCACTGGCTAGCCGACCCCAAGGTATGGGATGATGCTAATGTCAGGGCTATGCTCCGCTATTGGTATGTAGAAAGGGTTCCTTTGAATGGAGTAGCCAATCAAGAGGAGTATGACCTATCTGTACTTCCATTCCTACGTGACGCAGAGCAAGTACATGATATAAGGTGGTATCCAACCTCTGGACTGGACGTGGATGAGTCCTTCGGTGTAGATGGTCGCTGGTGGAGAATCAGACAGGATGTGGGTGTGTTGACTTTACAAATCAAGCCGGCTATAGCTGCTACACAGACTCTATACCTAGAGACTACTCGACCCATGCCACCTCTCTATACCGATGCTTCGGTTGCTCCTCCAATAGCTGCTGAGGAATTAGTGGCTGCATTGACTTATGACGAGGTGTTAGCATACCTCAGTGCTCCTGGTAGAGGCCCAGCGGATGAGAGGACAGTGTGGCGTACAGCTAGGGCTGCTCATGCCAGTGAGTTACATAGGCTGCTTGTTAAGCATCGCCCTAAGCCCAGGCAGGGGAGTCCTAAGCTACCCTGGCCTCCAGTAGTCCCTCAACCATATCAGGCAAGATAGGAGTTAGCAAATGGCTCAAATCAAGCATGCCTTTGCATCTGCTAAGGCAGATGATCCAGACTCCTCGCTGGTCAACCCTGGTGACTGGAACGCTGACCACGAAGGTATTAAGCTAATTAGAAAGACCGCGGACGAAACTGTTAATAACTCAGTTACCTTCCAGAACGACGACCATTTATTGTTTACCGTGGCCGCAAACGAAGTATGGTTCTTCGATGGATTCATAAGATTCACCACTACGGTGGTAGCAGACATCAAGTTTGCCTTCGTAGTCCCTGTAGGGGCAATCGTACATTGGAGCTTATCCAAAATAGTTAACTTGTCTGCTGAACATCCCATTTATTCACCTGCCGCTGGGGCGGGAGCCAGCATCACGTTAGACTGTCCAGGTGGGGAGCGCGTGGTGCATCTCATTGGGACTATAGTGTTCGGTGGTACGGCCGGTAATCTGCAACTTCGGTGGGCACAGGCTACAGCGGAAGCCACGAACACACAAGTACTGCTTAACTCCTGGTTAAAGGCATTTAGAGCAGTATGACTAGCGTAATCCGCGAGGTAAGCTCTGTAAGGCTGGGGACTGAATCGTATCGCTTGGTCAGGAATGAGGAAGGGCGTTTCTATAGGCAAGAGTTTCTTGATGAGCCTCCGTGGTCTGGAGGTACACCTGCTATGTTATCAACTCCCCAGGAGACTTGGCACTTAGGAGGTCTAAAGTCTCGTGAGGGTATTCCTGGTACTTCCGAGTATGGACAGAATACGGATACCAGGTTTCCCTCTAGGCTGTTGCCTGGTCCTAAGATCAACGTAATCACATTATTGGGTAGCGTATCCACTCCGACTAGTATCTTTGAGGCGATGGGTCTAATCTGGGTGATAGCAGGTAGATTCATTTTTATGATAGACCCTAGTGATGACTCTGTAACCCAGGTGAAGGATTTTGGGGCCTCAGTTAAGGGTGTTATGGGGCTAAAGTGGGAAGAAGACACAGGCTTAGTTACGACCGATGAGGTAACAAAATCCCTATGGAGGATTACCGTTGGTGCCTTCCAGACTACTACCTTCCAGAACGATGCCTTTGCTGCCGGAGGTATAGGCTTTCAACAAACAGCAGATGTAAACGCTTATCGTCTGGCCACTGGTATTAATCGTATGTTCAAGGTAGACAGATTAGGAGAGCTAAAGAACATCCTTACCACTAAGGACCCCATGGTTGAGGCTGACTACTCAGACCAAATCCAATGTGGTGACCGTATTGCTCCTACTGGCCTGGTAGCCTATGATAGAACTGTCTTCGTTGCTAAGCCTGAAGGACTATTTGGCGTAGACATGGATGGCTTTGGAGTATCTCTTATTAAGAGGGTTACTAGGGATTCAAGTAATGGGGTTGGTATGTTTCCTTATGACCCTTATGTTCTCTATCCTCATTCACGGGGTCTGTATAGATTTATTCCAGGATTGGTTGAGGCAGTGGGTTTAGAAAAGGAGATTATGAACGAGTCTCCTGTCAAGGGACCATTCAAGGCCTTTGAGGTAGATGGTCAATGGTTATTTGGTGCTCTTGCTGTAGGTGGTGATACCTACATAATGGTTGCTAGGGATAGACGTGGAGAGCTTGGTCTAGGCCCTTTTATATTGGATACATGGCTTTATCTTGGCGGCAAGACTTGTGAGGCCATGCTTCTATCCTCCCTTAACAGTCCACCTAGAATGTGGTTTGGATATGGTAATGATATAGCCTATATTAAGCAATCTACAGGTGCAGGTGCTCCTGATGTGGACGGTGACGGATACGAGTTTACGTTGTCAGGTAATAGGTTCTCATCCAAATATAGATTCGGTGATTGGGAGTCTAAGGACTATCCTAAAGTAGTGTTGGTAGGTAAGAATCTAACTTCTACTAGGTTTTGGGAGTTACTGTTCAGTGTGGATGGGGGAGCCTTTTCTAACCTAGATGTGGATGGTATAGGTATGAAAATAGACAGTAATATTCGTAAAACCTTCTTTCTGCCATTAACGGCTGTAGGTAGACAAATACAGTTTAGGTATGACTATACAGGTGACGTGGCTACCCAAGCTGGAGAGCTAAACTTTGTAGAGCCCTTTGCTGTACCTCAAGGCCGTAAGATACCTGTGTATGTAGTTAGCTTACACCTAGCTCCTGATATTAGACATGATGAACAGGTAGAGGCCAGGACTCCTATACAACAATTTAATGACCTAGAAACCCTTATTGAGCAGGTTACCTCAGTAGAAAGTTACGGCCCTTGGGGTGATAAAGTCAATGTGTGGCTACGTAGTCTAGCCCTGGTAGAGATTCGCCAAGAGGGAGACAAGGAGCCTGAGTTCCTAGTTGAGGCCTCTATACAGAAAAGGGAGGAGGCATAATGGTTATCGAGGTGGATGAGAGACAACGGCTAGAAGATATGGAGGAGAAAATTGTAGATTTAAAAAGGGTAATAGGATTGCTGATCGCTGACCAGGCTATAGGTAATGTACTCAAAGGGCCATTTAGGCTACCAGATAAGGCACAGCCAAGTAGGGCGTTTCAATAGGAGGTAGTCGTGGAGAACGAAGCACTTATAGGACTAGCCGGTGCAGGTGTGGTCTGGTCGTTAGTAGGAGTTATGGCAGGTCAGGTAGCTATCCCTAGCCTGGTAGTTGTTATAGTGGTTGCAGTTGTAGTATGAAGTTTATTTGGCCTTTAGATGACCACTATATCACTAGAGATTTTGATTTCAAGTCCAGTATCTACATCGGAGGCCAACACGCAGCGGTGGACTTGGTGCGCTTACAGGGTGATACGGATGGGAGGCCTATTAAAGCCTCAGCTAGTGGTACTGTGGTAGGTGATGACTTTAATAGTATTAGTGGTAACTATATAACCATAGCCCATGAAGGAGGTTGGCGTACTACCTACCGTCACTTGGTAGCAGATGCTCCTCCTGTTATTGGTGACCAGATAAGCCAGGGCCAGGTTATAGGTAATATCGGCTCTACAGGATGGTCTACTGGACCTCACCTGCATTTTGATCTATGGCATATAGATAAGCAAGACCCTACTGCCTTCTTCAAGGTAGGCTGGTGGGCACATAATCCAGAATTGTATTTAGGACAGGAGAGTGACATGGGCATGACGCCAGAGGAGAAGGAGCTACTAGAGATCATCCAGGGGCAGGTGAACCAACTCATTGCGCTGCATCAGGAGGGTGGGATTCATCACGACACGTTGAGCATCATTCAGGGGCAAACAAATCAGCTGATAGCCCAACACCAAGCTATTGAGACGGACTCTGGCAAGCATGGCTCTACTGGCGGTGGACTGAGCAAGACGGAGGTACGGGCCATCGCCCAAGAGGAGGACAAGAGGCTCAAGCTAACGAAGTGATGGTGCTTACCGCTATAGGTATAGGATTCCTAGTGATAAGCATGGCTATCTTTGCTTGGTTTCTCCAACGTTCCGGTAAACACTAAACTGCTCAGGATATATCCGATGAGCAAGACCGGCGAGAACAACCTAGCTCCAATAAGGACTCTGCCTCACCTTAAACGGAGTGTGTAGCTCAGGGTAGATATAATTTAGCTCGGGTGGAAAGTCCACCTTACCATCTACTAATAATTCATCATGTACCTGTAAGGCTATGTCCATACCTAGCCTCTCACAGATGAGCATTGACCTTTTGACCACCTCCGCTGCCCCGCTTTGCGTAGGATAATTTATTCTACAGTTTACTACATGCTTCCAAGTGTACTGAATACCTTCTGGTAGCCTGCACCTTCTACCATAGAGGTTCTCAATCCAGTCCTCTCCTTCTTCTTGCTCCTTCATCCACTGATGTGCTGTAGAGTAGGTAGCATCCCAGGCGTCTCCATATTCCTTGCATACAGCCTCCGGTAACTTGGTATGCTGAGCTAGGGTCCTAACAGCAGCATAGAACACCTTAGCAAAATTGAATGTCTTGCTCCGAGTCCTCATTGCCTTGTCATTAAGGTCACTGCCAGGCCATAGAGTCCTTTGTGTAGTGGCATGAATATCGGAACCATCAGCGTAAGCCTCCAACATCACAGGATCATTGGTAACATAGGCAAACACTCTTAGTTCAATTTGGTTAAAGTCCAGGGCACTCCAGGTGCCTGAATCAGGAGTAAAGATTTCCCGAATGCGTTCCGGTATATTTTGCTGGTTATCCTCATACGAGCTAAGCCTGGCTGTGCTAAGGTCCATCCGAAAGTGGGTATATGATCTTGCTTGTCTTCTCCACTTCTCCAGGTAGGTTCCCTTTAGCTTAGTATACTCACGGTACTTAAGGACTACTACAGCCAGGGGGTCTGTAAGGCTACTGAGCACTTCCTCACCCGTGGCTAGTTGTTTGCCTGACCTAGTGAACGGTAGGAAGCTACCTCTTTCTGCTAGTACATAACCCACTTGTTGATTACTACCAGGCTTGAATCCTTCTTTGGTGCAGATGTCTTCCATGAACAATTTAGCCTTGCTAGTCCTCTCGTACCAGTCCTCCACTAGGTCGGCCCTCAGTGCGATGCCCCGTCTGGACATACGCATAAGGAGAGGTACTAGCTTCATGTCTACCTGGTAGCAGTCCTTCATAGCCTGGGTTACGGTATAGCTAGTGGGCTCAAGGGGATCACAGCCTTCATACCAGTTGGCCTCGTAGGTCCAGGTATGGGAGTCAGCACCCCACCAGGCAAGTCCTCCCATCTTATGGTACAGGCGCAAAGTGGCTAGGCAGTCATCCAGGCACTTCTTTGCTACTATTCCTGTCTCCAGGTCTAGCATAGTTTTACGCTCAGGTAGTATATCTGAGATGGCATCTATCCTATGGCCTATATAGGCACGAGACATATCTGCTAGGGCGCCAGATGGTAGCGCCTGTATATGGGCCATTGCAGAAGTATCAGCCAGGCGTCCTTGGCCTAGCCAGCTAGGTAGGCGGGCCTCTTGCACTTGGGCACCTCGCCAGCCATCCAGGTCTGCAATCTGATATTCGCTCCCACGCTCCATATCGCTATCTGCTCTGTACTCTGTAAGCGCGTACAAGTCGTACAGAGCGTTGAAGAACACTTTGACTCCTGGGGCACTCATCAGACGCCATGCCAGGTAGAGGTACTTAGAGCAGTCAGGTAGTACAGGGAAGTAGACCGCTTCTCTTTCATTCAGGGCTATACCTATACCGATGAGGGTACGGTCCTTAAGGGAGATGGTTTCGGTATCGAGCGCAATAGTTTCAGGAGTGATGTTCCTGATGTATTCTATAAGTGTATCCTCGGTAAAGTCCTGTGGCCCTATGTACGCAATGCTCGCCATGTACGTGTGCGCTCTCTACTGCATGCACGACAGGTTCTTAGGTTATATCTTGCCTACCATGTAATACTGCTCCTTAACGCTCCCATACACCTGTCCTGTCAGAACGTGAATCGAGATTTCACGGTAGTCACCACCCTTCCACGTAATAGTGACATCCTCATTAGGAACCTCTATATGAAATGCCTTAATGAGGTCGAGGCGGATAGAGGCACAGACCTGTTTAATATTAACCTTGTGCCTGGCCATCTGACTTCTCTAACAGTAGGACTACACGGTGTGGACCATCCAAACCTCCAACCACTTGGTAGGAGGCGCCCACTATCTCCTCATCCTCCTCGATGTGGAAGTGTAGTACCTGCTTGAGTATCCTTGCCTCTATCTTAAACTCTCGCTGGTTAACTCCTATTGCCATTACTTTTCCCTTCTTCTAAACAGGAGAATGTCTTCATCTTTGACAACTTGTGCTCCGCGACTCTCTTGAATCCTACGTTGTGCTGAACCTGGAGGCTTCCACTTGAACCATTCGGTTAGCTCAAAGCCTGTCTTACCCATGTACCTAATCATACCCTCAGATAGGAACTCACGGGTTCCCTTTATCATGTCCCTACTGATAATAGCCACTGGTGCTCCAGGTACAAGGCGCTTAAACATTCTCTCGTAAATTATCCTCATACCCTGCTGAAAGTAAAAGGGATTGAAGTTACCTAGATTCTGAGGGTTTACCGTGTAGTCTTTCACGGACTTTTCCAACGAGGGTAGAGGCTTGGCTCTCGTAATGGAGGTGCTGTACGGAGGACTGAATATAGCAGCGTCGCAAAGGAAGTCTATGTCCTGTAGTTTCTGTCGGCAGTCACCCTCATAAATGAAGATACGGCCTGGTCCCTTGACCTCACCTGTTACGGATAGTTGCACTCCTTCTTTCCACATTTTTTCGGTCTCTCTAAGGAGTGCAAGATAGTGAGGTTCTATCTCAATCAGGACCACATTGCGCCCCTCAAGTACGCCTATCAAGAGAGTACCTGTACCTCCAAATGGGTCTAGTATGGTATCCCCTGGCTCAGTCAGGTACTCTATCAGTTCCTTACATAGATACATATTCATCTTGGCCGGATGCTCAAATACTTGCTGAGGGAATAGCTCTTTACGCCACTCCACATCTCTAGGGAAGAGTATAAGGTCCATCCCTCCTTCACGGACTCGTTCGTATTGTAAGGCGAACACTTTGTTCACCTGTCTCTCCCAAAGATTTTACTCAGGAGCGCACTATGCCAGTTCGGAGGAATGTTCCACTCGTGCGAGTCGGCGTAGTCAAGTAACAGTCGCATGTTCTCCAAACCAAGTCTCCAGTTGCTATGAATAGGCTTAGACATCAGGTCTACCTACCCCTCTCAGGAACTTAATAGCTATGGCTTTACCTACTCCTTCCACAGACGCTAACATCTCAGGAGTAGCAGTAGCCACATTATAAGGAGTACCAAATCTCTTGATGAGGGCCTCAGCCCTGGTTGCTCCTATACCTAAGTGACTCCCCATACCCATGAGTCGCTGGACCATAGGATTAGGATGAAAGGTTATCTCCTTGAGATAGCGCTGGAAGGTAGTATGACCTTCCTTTTGGTCAGCCTTATAGAAAGCAGTTAGCATATTCAGGGTGGCCCCATAGGTAGGTGTCTGGTGTACCTCTATATACTTACCTACTTCGTAGAGCCAAGCGTATACACCCTTCATAGGCCCCAGGAAGTATGACTTACCCGCATAGAACAGGTGGCGCTTACCCTTAGTAGTCTCCTTGAATACTGTGGTGCCTGTCACAGAGGGTACTGCCACGCCCTCCACTATCAGTATGAGCCGGATATTAGGATGAGCCTGTAGTTGCCTACGCAACTGGTCCTCTACACTGTCTAGTCCTCCCAGTATTTCGTACCAGGTCTTACGTTCTACCTGTTGTCTACCCTCTACGCCTGTCCATAGGTAGTCCGCATAGCCCTCGTTGTTGAGAGGCTGTACTGCACAGGGTATTATAGGTGAGAGGGTAGGTAGGGCCTCCTCAGGCTCATATACGTCTATACCGAATAGCTCACCACTTACCACTGGCCTCTCCCATATCTGTCTATGGTGCTTAGGTCAGGTGTATGAATACTAATATCAGGAATGAGCATTTCCAAGGATGAGCCCTTAGTGTACGCCTTGGGGGGCTTCTTCTCTGTCATAACAAAGACAAGTGGCTTCAAGGGGAATGCCAGATGCGCTATCAATGCCTGGTCCATATTAACCTGCTTGTCTAGCAACACTGCATCTATCAGAGTTGCTAGCAGCCTTGCTAGCTTTGTCTTGCCTGTCTTCTGCCTACCATGTATGAGTATGATGTTGTAATTCATTCCTTCCCCTCCATGAATGTCTCTAAATCCTCTAGGCATATACGGACTATACCTTCACTGGGCCTGCTGGCCTTTAGTTTACCGGGTTTATCTACAGTACCTATATAATGCTGCATGGTGGTATAGTGAACCTTGATAAAATCAGCGGCTTCTCTAACGGTAAGCCAAGCACAGGACATACTATCCCTCCTCTCCTGCTAATATTATCCTTTCTCCTTCCCACGTATAGCCAGGACTCTCGCCACACTCGGTACATACCACATAATCCTCACAGTCATCCAGTGTAGCTGTAGGTACTTCACCACCCATACCTAGGAGTGAGCTAACTACTCGTGTTATTATTAGTTTACCGTTACAGTGAGGGTTTGGGCACCTCATAGCGTTTCCTCTCTCGATATTCGCGTTCGCAGGTACGGCAGACTCGTTGTTTACTACGGAAAGTTTTCTTCCATCTGGTGTTGACCTCGTTGTAGGGATGGCCTTGAGGGCAATGTGTTTTGAGTGAGCTAGCAAACTGTATTATGCCTCGCTTCATGTTCTCACTATGAGTAACAGGTTCCAACACCATCTATTCCTGCACAGATGGTCTAATTCCAAACCCTCAGCTACTGGCTCATATCTTACCTCATATGCCAAGTCAGCGGCCTTGACCTGACGGTTGGCATGAGTAAGCACCGCATATCCACTTCCAGTTATTGATGGGAAGGGCCAGCATTCATCTCCGAAGTCAGTTACAGTCCGGTCAATGACCTCCTGATAGCGCGTCATCTAAGATACCCCAACTGCATTCCTCCTATCAAGTTCAATCCTCTCCTCCGTAGCTATTGAGACCAGGTTAGCCAGGCTATTCCAGGTTGGATTTGCCATCACAGTACCCTCCATAGCTAGGCTGTAACCGCACTTTAGTAGTGTACCTTCAATCTCCTGGTCCACCTTAGTAGTGAGCAAGGCTATATCCACAAAGCGGTGAGTGTTGGCCAGACCCTCTAGTATCTTCCTACCTGTTAAAACCTGTGTCTCCCTACCCTGCTCATCCAAAGGTCCTGGTACTCGCTCATCAGTGAGGTGGTGGACAGCGATGAGATTCTTAGGCCTCCCATTATCCTGTTTTATTCCAGCACCAGTGGTATTATGAGCACCAAAGCCGGCAGCTATGTAGGTTCCCGTACTACTAGACAGGCGAGAGACCCAACACTCAATGGGCCTTATGTCCATAATTTCGATGTTAGGCATAGGAGGAACATACACAGAAAGGTTATTGTTCGTCCATTCCTCTTGCCACTTGTCAAGTAGCCTTAGTGGCCTGGTCCGCATCAGGAATGACATAACCTCCGACGCACGGTTCAGATTAAGATACTGTACATCAGAGGATATATGGTTGTTAAGTTTAGGATGGTAGTCTCTCTCCAATAGCTTCATGCAAACGGCTCTCTGGAAACTATTAGGTCTCTGTCCGAAACTTAGTCTCAGACCTCGTTGACCTCTTGTAATCTGAAACAACGAGCCTTCACCATCAAGGGCTGCTGCAAGGAAGCCACTATCGTAACTATTCTCAAACTGCTCGAATGGGATAACCTGACGTAGGGTTATTGGTCGAAGTCTCTTATGGTGGTTCCTTAATTGATAGATTCGCTCGGTCGAGCGCCACACTATATTCTGGCCCGCGGAGCCCTCTAGGTCAATAAGCCACATATGGTTAGGAGTAGCATCAAGTACCGTTCCGTTATTTAGGGTGATGCGATACCCTTTCGACCTCACTATATCGTTATGAGTAACAACCGAACTGAGGAAGCGCCTACCAGCGTGGGGGTTTGTGTGCTCCTCTTCAAAACCGAGGATGCTATCACCTTCATGTAACTCACTAGCTGCCTTCCACTCCATGCCAAGAGTAAGGATAGGTGTGTCAGGGCCTACACAGTAGATGTCACGGATACTATCGTTGACCTTACCGTACTCAATCTGGATAAGTTGTTCCCTGGGCTTGAGAGGCTTACCATTTACTATCAGGATATTTCCATTGCTATCATAGGCAGCGTTTTGTAGGTGTTCCAGCCACGCATTAGCTTTGGTCCTTCTAGCTATAGTCATGGTATCCACCACTATGGTAGCCACTCTAGGGTCTGAGAAGGCAGCAGCCATGAGGTTGATAGAGTAAAGCCATAGCTCTTGGTTGCCTTTGAGCCTCATAGAGTCTAGTTGGATGGGACTAGGCAATTCGAAGATGGTTATATCAAAGTCCTTCCAAGGTGCATCTGCCTCTAGGTATGTTACTCCTTTCTCGTAAGGTATTATGTTGATGGTTAGGCCTGCGAATAACTCTTCGTACTTGCCCCCCTTAATGGCTCTCTCATGGCCCATATCGTATGCGAAGGATACAATAGGTAAAGGAGCACTAAGAGCTAAACAGGATTTGCCCGTCGCTTCCTCGCCTTCAATACTAAGTAACATTATACCCCCTCCCTTTCTAAATCCGTCCCACACCATGGACAAAAGTTAATAGGTGGAAGCCTAGTTCCGTCATCATCACACGAGGACAGTGTACCATCATCCGTATCGAGGTAAATGTTGCACTGTCTTTCAGGCTCCTTAAGTAGAGACATTGCCTCACAGCAATCATTGACCTCTGACAGCTTGGGCGGCATCTTGTATCTCCTTTCTGGCTACTATCATCTTATCAATCGGCTTAGACATCTCCTTTATACAGTCACAACCTTCCACCTTAGACTTAAACCTAGCTGCACTCCTATGCTGCTCCTTCTCCAGGTACTCTACTAAAGAGTCGGCGTAGTCCTTCTGCTTAGGGCTGGCTGGATGACATGACATAGCGGCCCTCCTTTACAGCCTTGTCAATAACCTCTAGCCCCCGGATATACGCCTTATGTAGTGGTGGACGGGTAGTTACCTGGTTCATAGGCAACCTACCTAGTCCCTCAAGTAAGGCATCTAAGGCTTCGTATGCTTCGTCAATCCTTTCTTGCATCCTATACTCTCCTTCTAGGCCTATGACCTGCGTGAAAACCGGTACAGAAGGGACACTTATAGATAGCTAGGCTAGGTCTAAGTCCGCTTTGCCTAGCCTCCTGCTTAGAAGCATAGCGGACCTTTCTCCTGCACTGGCGGCGTCTAAGCCTCCTCTTTGACGCCATGTGTTACCTCTATAGATGGACGGTTGAATATATCTATGGCTTGTTCAAGAGCCCATAGCCTCCATTCTATCAGGTCAGACTTAGATATAGATTGTCTCCTTGACTTGGCTATCCTCTCCTCTAGCACCTTCCACGCTAGGCTGTAGATGTCACGCATCGGACTTCACCACTCCTAGCTCCTTAGCCTGCTCACAAAACTGCATAACAGGACAATACCTTGCACACCTAACATTCTCTCCTGGCCTATGCTGTACCTCATAGCCACTCATGCTATTGGCCATAGCCTCAGCTAGTGCAGGCTCCTCGAACACTCTGTAGGCCTTCTTAGCATCAGGCTTTTGTACGGCCCATGAGTCAGGCCTGGCCCACCTCTCCTCAGGAGTACACTCTGGGTAGTTACCAGACCTAGCTAACTGGTGTAGCTTAACCTTCCCCTGGAAGGCTAATGCCTGGGAGTCCAACGCCCATAGAGGTATGGTATGCTCTAGGACCTTGAGTTGAGGGTAGTTCCTATCTCTCTCTACTTGGCTAGCCATCCAGTCACGGAACCACATAACCACCCTCAACTTGTCTACCTTGATGTGGCTCCTCTGGGCTAGGTAGGCATAGAAGTTAAGCTGCTCCTCATGGTCCTCCTTTCCACCTAGTATGTGGCCCCAAACACTTGAAACCTTGTAGTCCTTGAGTATGTTGGTCTCAGTGTAGAGGACATCAAACCTACCTGAGATGGTCCAACCGTTGTAGTCTACAGTCAGGCGATGCTCTTGCAGCCGGGTCTTGTCCCTGGCTATATCGAGGATGTGATGGAGTGCTCTCCCTTCCAGCATATACAGGCCTTCTGTGACATCCTGTACTAGCTCGTCCTCATGTTTGCTCTCCAAGTATGTAACCTGTGGAGGCCGTACAAGGCGAGTAACTGAGATGTCACCTACAGCCTCGTAGTCATCGGTCATTACAGCCTGGGCAATAACTGGGTCTATGTTGTGGCTGTTAAGCCATCTCACGGCCTACTCCTATATCCTTAGCTCTTATACTAGCGAGGCGCGCTCTCTCCCATGCCTTGTCGGTTATGCTTCTAATATGGCAGTCCAGGATACTATCTAATGCCTTTTGCAACTCAATGACCACATTGTTACGGGTGAGACAGAGAGGACAGTACCCTTTATTGTTGAAGTCTCCTATTCCTTTGTACTGGCGACAACCTCGACAACGTTGTCTACTTTCCACTATAATATTCTCCTTTTACTGGTGGGGTGCCCCCAGGCGTGGCATCGGCAGACAACCAAAATGGTTGAACCTGAGGACACCCCATGAGACTATACCTTAACTTTCCTTCTCTGGTTATTCTCCCATACACAAACTCCACATCGTCTATAGGTTCTACCTTGCCTAAGTGATGGCCTCCACTATATTAGGCCTAGCTGTTACCTCACTTTATGGAGGATTC